TGGCCGCTGGCTTGGCGGGCTTGCTATCCGTTTTCGGCTGGAACGAAATGCTCATGTACTTGTCGCCTGTTTTTTGGCTGGCCTTGATCCATGCCGACAAGTTGTAATCGACGTTATTGATTACAGCCGAGCCACGGTAATCGGGCCGCTTCTCGTTCCCGTCCTTGTTGTTTTTGAACAGCACGCCTTTCAAATTCGGGTCATAGTTCACAATCGAATCTCCTTCAGTTTGTTTATCTTGTCATCCAACTCGACTAAAAATTTACGCACCTCTGTCTCTAGGTCAGCGATCATCGCGTCATCACGCGGGACGCGGACTATGAGCAGTTGTAGATGCTCCGGCAGTCGCGGGTCATAACTGACAAAATCGCAAGCCGGTTTACCTACGCACGCCATTTGCCATTGCATCTGGGTTGTGTACCTGGCCGGCGGCTTGCCCGACAGAACGTACTCAAGATGCGTTGCGCTATTGGCGCACTTGATCTCGACCAGAGCATCATCGGTCACCCCATCTGGTGAAGCACCGGCCATCGCAATCGTCGGGTGCTCGATAAAGCCAACCTCATCGACCAATTCGCCGATGCGTGCGCTATACACTGCCCGCGCCTCCGGCTCTGTCTGCGTGCCCCACTCCATCGCTGCGCTCGTGAATCCTTCGGTCGGCTTGCCGGTCAGCCGCTCGCAGATTAATTGCGCCATAAGATTCTCACGCGATGCTCCGTAGCCGCTTTTCGTTCGCGCTACGACATCAGCCACGCGACTCGCGGTAACCTTCCCGAGCCTCGCGGTCTGCCATTCTTCGGTTCGTTGTTTCACGCGAACTCTTTCTTGCGGGCAGTGAACTGGTCGATGTGCGTCATGCGATCTTCTTTCGACAGTTGCTTGAATAGTTTCGTAAGGTCATCGAGCGTAGTCGCCGCAGCAATCGAAGCGACGATCTCGGCGTTCAGTTGCGGCACGGCTCCCTCGGGTAGATCCTCGCCCGCATAGATGTATAAGCCGAGGCCGAACATCGCTATAGCCTTTGCCATGCAGCGCATGGTCGCGGTATTGACAGCAAACGCGTCTGGATTTTGGATGGCTTGATTTCGGTTGTTCATCACCGGCAGGACGCAAGTCTTGGTGTCGTCGTTGATAGTCACGCTCACCTTAACCATCGCAGTGCCATCGGGCAGGAACATCGCGGGGCGATCATTCCATTCGTGCGCTACCCATTTTGCTCTCGGGTCGATCTTCAGCACCTCGGCCCACGCCCACGCCCACGACAGATAAGATAGGTTGCCTTTCTTCTCGATGTGGTTATTGACGTTGATCTTGAGCAGTTCGCTCATTGTCGCTCTCCTGTTTGCGTTCCAATTCTTCGCGCTGTTGCATCTCTAAATCTAACTGATGCCACCACGATCCGTCGTCATCGCCCCACGGAGCGTCATCGGGTTCCATAGGTGACCTCATCGCATGAGTGGCCGTCGCACGGTTCGACGATGCACGCCAGTCCGTAAAGGACAATCATCAGAACAAAGGCCGGCCATAGCGATTGCTCACGCTTCATAGTCCATCTCCTGCGAATGCTTGAATAGGTCGAGGCGGCAGCGACGAATCAGTTCCTGCTGCTCATGGTTCTCTAGATAACCAATGTCAGCCCGGTATCGAACCGACTCATAGTCGGCGGGCGACTCGCAGCCCTCGGGATACGCGCCGAGAATCCACAAGTCCTCGATCTCGATACGCTCTGGAGTGTTTGTATCTGGCTCTTCCGGGAATGCTGAATACGACACCTCGATGTGCCAGTAGACGCCGAGGGCATATATCTGTGTTTCAAATACGAACATCTCTGTTGCTCCTGTGGAGGGGCGGCTTATGCCGCCACCTCCTGCTCCGATGTCCACTCGACGATGCCCTTGCAGATTGCATCCGACTTGGCAGGGTCGATCTCCTCGGAGCCTCGCGAGTAAAGTCGCCCGATGATCTGTAACTTCTGGTCGATGACATACACGCCGTTGTCCCAGTTATCGGTATCGGCCTGTCCGTACTTCTCGCGGTAAACGGTCATCCCGACGCGGCACTTAAAGAAACGGTGCGCGATCATCTCGGCGAACTTGTCGAGGAACTCGGACTCGTGGTTAAAGTTCGTCGGCAGCAGTTCAAGTTGCTGCGCTGCTTTAAGAAACCCCTCGACCGATGCGCGGCCTCCGTTCCAGTGCAAATAGATGCACGGCGAAGTGGCGTGGTTCGTGAAGGTGATTACGGCTCGGTTGCCCATGTGATTCTCCTGTCTGTGGATGCGTTGTATCTGTCAACGGGGGTAACTATACTTAACCCCCTAACGAATGTAAACCCCCCCCAGGAGAAAAAAGTGACCCCTGACGAAGCAATGCGGTTTTTCGGCTCCCAGAATAAGATGGCCTGGGCTTTCGGCGTGACCCCTCCGGCTGTCCTCCGGTGGCGGCGGTCGGGCAAGTTCCCGGCCCGTAGGGAGTACGAGTTGCTTGTGGCTATAGAGCGGCATAAAACCCGCCTAGAAGGCCCGTATAAGCCCCCAGAGGCCGCTATTCCGGCTCCCCAAGGGCAGGGGGAAGCCTAAAAATGCAAAGCCCCCAGCGGGGAGGTATCCGTGGGGGCTTTACACCCCGCTTTGCAGCGGGTATCCTGTCGGTGGGGTAAAGGATTGAAGGTAGTTTAGCATCGGCTTTACTGCTGTCAATCCCTATCCCTCGGCAATTCTGGTCGGGGAAACCACGCGCAGAGTTCGCTTAAATCTAGACCGGGGCAGCGGGACTCTAGACGCGCAGCACATTGTGAGGAAGCGCGAACCGCAACAGGGCAACCTGTCAAAAGTCGCTCACAGCAGGATGGCTCCGAAGGTCATGGCTGCGTGATGCTGTAGGCGTATTCCGTCTACACCACGCAGAATTCACCAAAGGTCATAGAGTATTTAGGAGGTTATATGGATACTCAGATCACACACTTAGAAGCCGCTTTTAAGATGGCTTTAATGCTTGCAATCACCGCACCAACCGAGAAGCAATCTCTCGAGGCTGTCAATCTCGCCGAGACTTTTGTGCAAGACCTATCACCGGAAACGGTCGAGCGAATCAAGCGCGAACTGGAGGCAGCATGACGGACGTTTCTAACATACAGGGATTAGACCTAGCCGCATGGGAACGGTGGGTCGCTTACCGCAAAGCAATTAAGAAGCCACTGAAGGAAGTGTCACTGCACGCCGCTGCACTGAAACTCGCCAAGTACGGGGACGATCAAGCCGCAGTAGTCGATCAGTCCGTCAGCCAGCAGTGGCAGGGACTGTTCGATCTCAAGAAAGCCAAGCCAATGCCAGGCGACAGACCCGAGAAAACCGATAAGCAAAAAGCCGCCGACGCTGCTGCGTTCGAGGCATTGCAAGGTCGCAACCAACGGTTCTGGCAAGACGAGATCGGCGACCCGATCATGCGGTTACGGCTCTGCGATGCGTTGCTCGCTCGCTACACCCTCGCACCGCAGGACGGCGACACGGCAGAGAAGATCGAGCACCTCAAGACCCGTATCGGTGAGTTCATGCGGATGACCGAGCCGAAGAAGGTTTACGACGACCCACACCTACGGTTTATGATCTGGCAACTATTCGGCGACCGCGGCATGAACCGGCTCAAGTCAATGGCGAATGCGTGAACTCAAAAGGGCAAACAGGGTGTGGTGGACTATCTGGCTCGGACGACTCGTTAACGATGCCCGCCACGACCCGCTGCCCGAGCAGCCGATACAACCATCACCGAGAAGAAAGACCTTGAGGCTGAAAAGTAAATACAGGAAAAAATGAATATCATTTTCTCCCTTGCTCTCTTCGGCCTCTGCTATCTCATCTCGATGTGGGTAGACCGCGCAGTGCTCGACGCTGCCCTGCTTTACCTATTGCTGCGGATACTGGATCGGTCATGAGGTACGCCATGCGCCGCGACCTTAACGATTCGGAGATCACCGCAGCGGTTAAGGCGGCGGGGTTTAGCGTGATTGATTACACCAAGGCCGGCTTGGGCATCCCAGATAAACTGGCAATTAAGCCGCTGCCACAGATAGGCGAGAACAACGAACGGGTGTTTTTCATTTGCTGGCTAGAGATCAAGAGCGCGAGCGGTCGGCTCTCCGAGACCCAGCAGATAGCACGAGCGGTCTGGGAACCGCGAGGCGAGTGGATCGAGGCACGCGAGGCCGACCAAACAGTGCGCGATCTGATGGCAAGGTACGAGGCGAAAGTAAAGCCGGAGTGTGCGCGATGATCGAGTGGACTCGAGTTAGGCTGGCGCAGTGGGGCAGATGGTCACGGGGGCGGGCAGTCTCGGGCTACCCTTCCGCCTCGGCGTTCGTATTCGCTAACTCGGGCGCACGCGCAGCGCACGACGCATCCACGGCACCCGATGACATCGCCGAGATTGACGCGGCTGTTGCCAAGATCTCGGCCCCTTTGCGACAGGTCTTGGTCATCTACTACTGCACCTCTGCCCCGCTCTGGTTTAAGGCTGCGAGGCTTTACATGAGCCGCCGAACCCTCATGCGCCGGGTCAAAACAGCGGAAGAAAAAGTAAATTTTTATTTACTACTTGATGCCGCCCCGAAAACATGATACAAGCGCGTAGAATTGGGGATCGTCACCTCGATACGATTTCAGCCTCGACCGGCACACGCTCACAGGTTAGTTTGACCACACGCCGACCACCGAGGCACCTATGCAGTTAGATGTTCGCGTCGATCTACGAGATGCCGAACGCTACCTCACCGGGCTGCGGAAGGATCAGATCCCATTCGCTACCGCATACGCGCTGACGCAGACCGCCAAGCAAGCGCAGAAGAACATCGTCGATACGATGAAGCGGGTATTCGATAGGCCAAAGCCGTACACACTGAACGGCACCTATGTAAAGCCCGCGACGAAACGCGACTTAACGGCCATCGTTAAATTGAAAGACGGATACTTCGGCGAGTCGCCTGACACCAAGAAAGGCACGGCAGACCAGTATCTGCGAGCACAGGTACAGGGCGGGCCACGCAGACCTAAAGCATTCGAGCGGCTGTTGATTAATCAAGGCGTGATGCCGCCAGGATACTTCGCCATCCCGACGAACTTCGCACCGAAGGACGCATTCGGCAATGTGCCAGCGGGTTACTACACTCGCGTGCTATCGCAACTGCAAATAGGCGATGAGTTCCAGCGAGCGAACAAGACACGAAAGACACGGCGCAAGACTCCGAAACCTAGTGACTCAAGCCCGATAAAGAAGCGGGAGGAGTCGAAGCGCAAAGAGCAACGCCGACAGCAAACACCGGGCGCACCTCGCAAAGCGAAGAAGCGAGTAGCCTATCCGATGTTCAACGTGTACCCAAAGCGCGAGAAGAACCGCCACCTAAAGCCCGGCATCTACGAACGTGTGAGCACTGGGTCTGGCAGCAAGGTGCGGCCCGTGTTCCTATATGTGAGCAGCCCACCAAAGTATAAGGCACGGCTGCCGTTCAATCAGATCGTAAAGGACGCATCGCAGGACTGGCTGGCCTACTACTTCGACAGAGGGTTTCGCATTGCAAATGCGACGAGCCAAGGAACGATCGCGCAGCAGACTGACGCGCTCATGGCTGCGGGCATCGGCGACTACTTCGGCGGGACGATACGATGATTCGCGCCGACGATGTTTACCAATGCTACGGGTCCTCCCACAGGTATCGCATCTGGGGGTAATTCGGAC